GGAGAAAGGAAGAAGATATTATGATGTTCACAAAATTTGGCGAAATGAACTCCTACAAGGAGATCAATGAACTGGCGGAAAACCTGTTCAACGAGGGCGATATCAAAAGCCTGAAAGAAATGGCTAAAGAGAATGGGATTCCGGAAGATATGACAGAGATGTACCTGCAGGGCGAGATCCAACAGCTCTGCGAGGCAATGGATGCGGCACTGGGCAAGATCGATGTCGAGGTCAGAGAGCTGAAGCCGCAGGAGATCATGCTGGACTGGGTGGAATACCTGAGAGGTCAGTGTATGGAAAATGAGATGCTTGCGTTCCAGGTACGAAAAAAGGGCAAGAGCCTGGCGGGATGCATCGGGACATTACTGCAATGGTCCTATGCTACCAGAGTAACTGTACACAAGGATGTGGCGAAAGCAGCAGGCATCGGAGGAAACTATAAGCTTGGTATGTGTCCAGGGATGGCAACCGCAAAGAAACTGATCACAGAGTACTATATGGGAAAGTAGGCGGCAGAAATGAAAAAGAAAGCTATCGAAAAAATCCCATACCTGGGACTGAAACAGGTCAGCAGAGGGCAGGATGTGAAATATATCGGGGTAACGGCGGTCAAAACCGTGGGACACGAAAAGCATCTGTTCCTGGAAATGTATCGAAACGAAAAAGAATCAATGGATATTCCGGTCGTGCGGATCGCACTGACAAAGAAAGACTTCGGCACTTACTACCCTGACAAAGATACATGGACAAGAGAAAAAATCGGAAAGGACTATTATTACGGTTCAACACTGGTCTGGAATAAGGCAGGGGGAAGGACAGAGCGAAACAGCAGGGCAAAAGCCAATATCCTTGCCACCGAAGAAGACATGCAGCGTATTGAAAAATTCTGTGGAAAAAATGAATGGTATAAAAGCGAATGGTGGGAGCACATATACCGGTTTCAGAGTTCCATCGCAATAGAAGAACGAAGAAAAGCAGAAAACAGAAAGTATGAAAAACGGCAGCAGGCGTTGAAAGACCGCCAGGAGCACACACCGGAACTCCCGGAAGCGGAGATCCTGGAGATGGCAGACATGTTCTATTTCTACCAGAAGCATTATCTGTATTACAAGAAACGCGGCTGCTGGGTGCGGATCGCCTGCACAAAATGCGGCGGCGTAACCGAAGCCAGATGGAAAGGCGGAATAAGCTACGAAAGCCAGTACCAAAAATGGGTGGACCCGCCGAAAGAGGGTGTTCTTGCACCATGCCCGATGTGTGGGGAAATAGGCGAGTACAAATGTCAGGGCAAAGTCAAAGGTTCACATAGCAAAAGGATCTATGCATTCCTTGGACAGAAATACAAAGAAAAAGGCATGGTATTCCGTTACATAGAGCTGATAAAAGAATGGAAACTTGAATTGATGGCAGATGATAAAGAAGAAATCATGCATAATGCCAGCGAAGAGATTTCCGGTATTGAAGTAGCGAGAGCCTATCTGATGCCGGGGGAGAAAACACAGATTGATTACCATAAACATAGCTGGGTTGACGGAAAAGATTACTGGGATGACTGCAACCTGTACGGCAACGTCAACATCACGATCCATGCAGGGCGGATCCTGCCGCATACCTACCGTGAAATGCAGGGAACCATATTCCAGTACAGTGCCCTGCAGGAATATGAAAAAATGGCCCCGGAAGTCAACCCGGTCAGCTACCTGGAACGCTGCCTGGATATCCCACAGTTGGAAATGGTTGTAAAAATGGGATTAAGCGAGATCGCGGCGTCCATCGTCCGGTGTGAGTGCGGCATTATAGCAGACACAAATGCAAAACGGCTGGATAAATTCCTGGGGATCCGGAAAGAGCGGACACAGCAATTGATTAAAAGCAAGGGCAACTCTGCACTCCTGGAAGTTATGAAGATGGAAAAGAAGCTGAAACAGAACTGGACAGATGAACAGATCGAACATCTGGCAGTGACAAGACTGAAACAGGGACGGGTCGAACAGGCATTACAGTACATGGGCATACAGAAGCTTCTGAACCGGATAGAACGGTATGCCGGATGCAGATATGAAAGTGCCTGCCTGCGTGCACAGGAACGGATCAGACACATGGCAGTAACCTACACGGATTACCTGGGTATGCGGCTGTCACTCGGGTATGACCTGACGAACACGGTATACCAACAGCCGAGGGATCTGGAAGCGGCACACAACAAGATGGCAGCAGAACAAAACAAGAAAGAGGCAGACAAACGTCTGCAGGAAGTAAAAAAGAGATTTGCAGGCATCCGGAACAGCTACCGGAAGCTCAGAAACCGGTATTTCTATGAGGATGATGAATATATCATCCGGCCGGCAAGGTCAGCGGAAGAGATTGTCATGGAAGGCAGGATTCTGCACCATTGCGTTGGTGGGGACAGCTATCTCAGAAAACACAATGACGGACAGACCTACATTCTGATGCTGCGGTTTGCAAAAGAACCGGAGATACCGTACATAACTGTAGAGATCGAGCGGGACACGCACCAGCTCATCCAGTGGTACGGGGCACACGACCGCAAACCAGATAAAGAGCACATGCAGAAGTGGCTGGATGATTACGTGGGGCATCTGAAACAGAAAGATGCAGAAGCAAAGCAGAGGGCACAGAGCGTGGCGTAAGGAGGGAATATGGAGTACACACAGATCACACTGAATGACTGGATGGAGATGAAACAGAAGCTGAAACAGGAACTGCTTGGCGTGAAGCAGTCCTTTGTCCGGATCGGGTACGCACTTCGAAAGATCGATGATGCGAAACTGTACGAACAGGACGGATACAAGAGCGTTGCGGAGTTCGCCAAAGCGGAATATGGCCTTGAAGGTTCCACGGTATCACGATTTATGAGCATCAACCGGGAATATTCCATAGACGGCTATTCCGAACGCCTGAAGCCGGAATATGCAGACTTCAACCGCTCCCAGCTGGAAGAGATGCTGAAGCTTCCAGAAGCAGACCGGGAGATGATCACACCGGACACGGCAAGAAAAGAGATCCGCGATATCAAGAAATTCAACCATGCAGAACCGCAGGAGGGCATCGCAGACGATGTAACGGACCTGATCCGGCACTTCGGGAAAGACAATGCAGATACACTGAAAAAGCTGTATCAGTGCGGTATTGCAGATAATCTGTATGAAAATATCAACCGGCTGATCGAGATCGTAAACCCGGGCGGCAGCAGGAGCTACCGTAAAGGGCTGTTCTTCCTGATGTTCCATGAAGACTGCCTGAAATATAAGAAATACGGACAAACACCGCAGAGAATGGAGTACCGTGAATTTTTTGAACGGATCTTGGATGTTTTTGGTGATGAACCGGAAGAAGAGACAATGGAAGGGGTGACAGAAGCTGAGCATGAAAGAACGGATAGCGAACATGAAAGAGAAGTGGAAGAACTGGCAGCAGAACCGCAAAGAGATAGCAGAGTTGAGAGAGAAGATCCTGAGAGAGGGGAACATGAACAGGAGCGAACTGGACAGCCAGATCCGAAAGTCGAAGAACCGGAAAAAACAGTAATTTCGCCGGCGAAAAAAACGGAAGAAAAAGAAGAAACTGTTCCGGAAATCATTGAAAGTGAAACTGAAATTGAAGAAAGTGTTCCAAAAATCATGGAAAATGTGGTTGAAATTGAGGAAGACGTTCCGGAAATAAGCGAAAACGTAATTGAAACAGAGGTGAAAGTTACCCATCAGATTAAGCTGGGAGCGGAATTCTTCGACGATGCGGCAGCAGGAAGAAAGAGCTTTGAACTGAGAAAGAACGATCGCAATTACAAAGAGGGCGATATGTTAGAAATGGAAGAGATCAAAGACGGAAAGAAAACCGGGCGAAAATGCAGTAAGCGTATTGTATACATGATGGAAAACTTTGAAGGACTGGAAGACGGATACTGCATCCTGGGATGCGAATTGTTGTAAAGGAGAGGATGATACGATGTTTATACATTTGAAAGATTTTAAAAGACTGCTCAAACAAGCCTACACAGGTGTAGGCTTGTGCGTGGCACGAAGAGGGGATGATGTGCTGTTCGGCGGTTCTGGCTGGGTAATTGCCACAGAAAAAGAATCCATGGATAAAAAGCAGCTGGCAGCAGTTATTGAACTGACGGGAGAGCTTCCGGGAAAAGGAGAAGCTTTTAAGGCAACGAAGGAAGAGAACCAGTACGAAATCGGCGAGGTCCACTGGGGTATGAAAGACAGAACGGATGCGGACAGAGAGGAAGAGGAGAAATTAACCGTGACGCCGATTGTGTTGGAAAGATATCCAAATGGAAAAGCCATGAGGGTATTACAGGCAGCAGACGGACGGGTAGAAGTGTTAAATGACAGATTCGTAAAAGCAATTGATTATGCATCGATGAACTTAGATTATGAGCATGAAGTCCAGGGACCGTTCGTTAACCCTAAATTTCCGAAGCAGGTGTACTGGAAAAGCGAAGCAACGACACTGACAGCTATCTTGTACGATAAGGACGAACTGAAAGAAAAAGATATCCTGGAGTATCTGCGGGATATAAAAATTGAAGGGTGAGTGGGAGAGAATGAACGACAATAAAAACTGCAACACATGCAGATACCATAGTGAGAATGGAACATGCAGATGCACAAGAAGCGAAGAATTCAGTGATGTAACAACAGGAACACATTGTTGTGATTGCTATCAGTTGAAAATGGAATATGACTGGAGAATGTCGGTGCTGGACAGGTTCATGAGAGGAGCGGGAAGATGAAGGATGAAAGCAGCAGAAAAAAATGTGAAACGTAAAGCACATTACGACCATCTGGAGCAGAGCGTGGATGCTGAGGCGGCCAGAAGATTCCATGAGCCGACCTATTCACAGCGGACCCCGCACTATGTGAAACAGGTATATGAGCAGCTGGAACTGGCAGCAGGCCTGAGCGGGTTTGAGATTGCCGGTCTGAGGGACAGACGGACCGGCAAGGAGTATTAC